AGGTGGCCTTCAATGCTGGCTGGGATGCCGCAATTAGAACTAACACTATTGTATCAGTAACTCAACATATCAAGCATAACTAACATCCGAGTATTAGTTAGTTGCAAGGCGGTCATTTGTATAGTAGGCAGGTTGTCATTTGTTGGTTACGATACGGTTCATACTAACGTGATAAAGTGTTGACAATAGTTTCCTCGTATGCTAGAAATTAGATAAAGGAGAGAATCATGAACTTTATAGATAAAACAATGATTGAAACATTACAAGGTTATGTTGTAGCGTGTGAAAGCAACTTAAAAGAAATCCTCACACAAAATCCCGTAGATCAACGGGCTGTTGATGCCACTCAAGGCATGATAGATAATCTTAACATGCAAATTGGAGAACTTTTAATATGAATGGTTTATGGGTTATGTTCGCGGTAGTATTTGGTGGAATGGGGTTAGTCCTCATGTATCTAGGTTCACTCTCAGGCTACCTAATGTGTATGGGTGTACTAGGTTGGTTGTTTGTAGCAAATAACACTGGTCAACTATTTACTGAAGATGAAGATGAAGATGAGAATTATTAGTGGAATGTCATAAAATATGACTTGACTCTTGAATAGAATCACTTTATGAATAAGGTGTAACATATGATAGAAAGTGAGAAGCAAATGACTCAGTTCAATAAAAATGACTTCACATATCACGGTGGATACCTTCACTATACTGGTGATTATGAGGGTCGCCCTGTTTGGCCTTCTGTAACGCTAAATGGTGTTAATGTTCATCCTACTCGTATCGGTAAACCAAAAGACCTCTTTATTGCGCGGTTTAAATATGGTGGACCTTTCACCAAAGCAAAGTTTATGAAAGAATTGATGAATTCTTTTACTGTTGAAGAGTATGTCGCAGAGCGGAACAAAGACGGTCTTGATAGTTCTCCTTTGCAGATACTAAGGAATAAGAATGAGAGTTGGTATTACAAGGTAATATTTGCTTGGAAAGATAAGAAAACTGTACACTGTGCATATGATCATGGAGAATAAGATTATCCTTATGATTGATACAAATACCCCCCAGCCAGTAATTCTAATAAAGTCAGCAATCGTTGATGAGATTACACGCATTTATGCGCCAGACGTTCAAGGTGATCAGTCTCTTTCAATGGTTCAATCTAAGGTAGTCAATCCTTGGTATGAACCACAGAATGGTATGTATGAAACCGAATATGATGGTATGACAATTGCGCTGGGACATGATCTGTTAGTTAATTTTGGAGAATAAGATGACTTTTGAATATGAGAAAAATGAACTGTTCAATTTGGTGAGTGATGTAAAGGAATATGCTCTTCGCAATTATAATAAAGATGGTTGGGATATTTGTGTAGAGTGCTATAGTGACGATGATATTGCATCCATAATTTACGGGGCGGTAAGTGAAAGTATCGCTATAAGCAAAATGAAAAACTATCTTGGTTCATGGGACGAATATAGAAGTGAAATAATGAGTGAGGCTTGGTAATGGATTTAATGGTAGCACTTACTAACTTGGGTGATATACTCTTTGGAATGGCTCTTATAATTGGTGGGCCGATAGTAACAATATGGCTGGCATATAAGAATGGGCATATTGAAACAACACGAAAAAAAGATCGCGATTGGTATTGACAATAGTAATGATATATGTTATGGTTTGCGCTATAACATATATTTAATGGAGAAATGAAATGAAACGTATTAGTACAACTATTGATAATGCATTGTCTGCAATGTTTGGTTTAAGCCTTATTGGTGTAACGATAGTAATGTGGATTATAGCCTTTATTTTCCTCTTTGATACTGTTACAACAGATGGTGTTCCTTGGAGTAATGCAAAGCAAATGGCATATGGTTCTGTTGGTGTATGGATGAGTACAATGTTTACTTTTATGTCTACTCGTATCGTGATTGATATTGTTGAGGATTTGTTTGTAAGGGATGAAGTGTAATGAATATCTTTGTGAAGGCATATATTTACTTATTGTTTGTATTTTCTTCTATGGGTATGATAAGCGGTTGGATTTTTACTGGTCATTTCTTTATTGAGATGATTAGTAATCCAAACTTCGGTCACTTCTTTTTTATGAGTGTGTTTTTAATACTATCCTTTTTAATGACTTGTATTACGCTCATGATTGGTAATGAAACCTTTAAAACTATAAAGGGAGAATAAGATGACTTCAGAAATCTTTGTGAATATAGGCTGCATTTACATAGTAGTGCATTGTGTGTTTATTCTAGTAAATAATGGTGATTTTGGGACTCATGACAATGACGAATGAAATTATTAATTTGATGCAAGGTGATTGCTGCTGTCGCATGAAAGAAATACCTGATAGTTCTGTTGACCTAACAGTTACTAGCCCGCCTTATGACAATCTACGCACTTATAACGGCAATAATGAGCAATGGGGTGAACACGTTTGGAAGGATGTTATAACTGACCTACACAGGGTTACAACAGATGGTGGTGTTGTTGTTTGGGTGGTTGGTGATGCGACGATGAAGGGTAGTGAAACAGGTACATCCTTTAAACAGGCGTTATGGGCTATGGAGTGTGGATTTAATCTGCACGACACAATGATGTATGAAAAAGACAACCCACCACCTGTGGGCGGTAGTAATAGATACTACCAAAAGTTCGAATATATGTTTGTTTGGTCAAAAGGAACCCCCAAAACTTTTAATCCTATTATGAGAACAAGAAAAAATAAGTGGAATGATAAACGTACTGAGAGGGTTAAGGGTTTTACTAGAGACAAAGATGGAAACTTTAAAAAGATAAAAGTTTCACTTACGGGAGAAGTTAAGGTAAGTAATATCTTTAAATATGTTGTAGGTGGTGGAAATAGTGTTGAAGTTGGCACTAAGCACCCAGCGGCATTTCCTGATAAGTTAGCAAACGATCAAATTATCTCATGGAGCAACGAAGGCGACACAATCCTAGACCCTTTCATGGGCAGTGGAACAACAGGTGTTGCGGCAAAAAACTTAGGCCGAGACTTTATCGGTATTGAACTAGACAAAGACTATTATAATATCGCTAAAGACCGAATTGAGAACACCAATTCACTAGGAGACTTTTTAAAATGACGAATGAAATTATTATTCTTATGGTTGCAGTCCCTATAGTATTTGCTATTGTAGCAATGTGTATAGATGTAGGAAGAAAGTAATTCTGGTTTATTTTATAGTTTTCCATTTGACTTTGGTATCAAATGCTTCACTGAACTGCTGAAATGTTTTCATTTGTAATATCCGTTTTTATAACATGGTTTACTGTATTTATACACTTGACAAGGCATAGCCCATATGATATATATTCTTTGAAAGGAGAATCGTATGAAATCATCAACTTTAATATTTCTATTATGTTCAGTAAGTTTCTTTTTACTTGAATTGACAGTTCCTGCCATGGGTATGATGGTAATGGTTTTAATGTCTTTAAAGTTGGAGGGTTCCTCATGACTATGAATTATAATGATGCTGAGAAATTCGCGACTGTTGCCCATGCTGGTCAAAAGCGGAAATTTACTGGTGAGGATTATGTAACTCATCCTATCGCTGTTGCGAGTATGGTTATGGATCACCTCGCCAATGTTGGATTTGATCAAGCCACTATTGAACTTGCTGGTACTATCGCGGTTCTTCATGACACTGTGGAAGATACAGATGTTGAAATGGAAGATATTCAAAAACTGTTTGGTGATACGGTAGCAAAAGGTGTTTGGTTTCTTACAAAGGTTCCTAGTTATGTTGGTAATCGGGCAGAGCGGAAAGAACTGTGTGATGCGCGGTTGGCAAATGCCCCTTTGATCGTGAAAGAAATCAAGCGGTATGATATGCTTCACAATCAAGGAAGTTTGAAAGAGCATGATCCTAACTTCTATGAGGTTTGGTTTGCCGAGACTTTAACCACTTTGGCTCAAATGGGTTTCAGTACACTTTGGACTCCTTTGACCTTTAATGCCAAGAATTTGCAGGGAGAAAAGAAACTATGACTTATAGTTTTACAATTCAACCGAATTCTACATTTAACTATGATATGTTGACTTGGTTTGCACACAGCAGGGATATGTTTTGCAAAATAAATTCGGATAATACAGTGACATTTGAATCTTATCTTTTTTATGATCTTGATGAAATTCACGATGAACTTGTTGAGGAAGTCTTTGCCAATCAATAAGATTTAATTGTTGACACGCCAAGTTTCTTATGCTAATTTATAAGAGTAAAGAGAATCATCCTAGTCTTGAAAGGACTCCCAAATGGCTTATATGTCTCAAGAGAAGAAAAAATCTCTCGCTCCTGCAATCAAGTCTGTACTGAAAGAGTACGGCATTAAAGGTTCTATCGGGGTGGATAATCATTCCACACTCGTAGTTAACCTCAAAGAAGGTGCCATTGATTTTGGTTCTACCCATGACCATGTAAACCACTTCTGGATTACAAGTCATTATAGTGGTGTTGCTGAAAAGTTCTTGACCAAACTCAAGGATGTTATGATGAACGGAAATCACAACAATTCTGACATCATGACCGACTATTTTGATGTTGGTTGGTATATTGATATCAATATCGGAAAGTGGAATAAACCTTATCAAGTAACATCTTGATTTGCAAATACATCCTCGCCAATAGCCTTCATTTATGGGGGCTATTTTCATATAAATAGTATGCATTATATTACAAGTGAAGGACTTCTTATGAAAAGTTTTACCAGTTCTACGATTGAACAAAAGAATATGCACATGAGGCATATTGAAGATAAAGTATTATATGGTGGTGTAAATGGTACAAGACAAGCAATTTTTGCTCTACGTGATATGCGAGATTTGCTGAGTGGTGTTAAGGAAGGAAATGTAAGTGTTAAATGGGATGGCTCTCCTGCTATATTCGCTGGTATTGATCCGAGCGATAACCGCTTTTTTGTTGCCAAAAAAAGCATATTCAATAAAGAACCTAAAGTCTATAAATCTGCAAATGATATCAATGCTGATACTACTGGTGATCTTAATGTTAAGTTTCAAGATGCACTCAAATACTTGCCAGAATTGGGCATCAAGGGTGTGGTCCAAGGAGACTTCTTATATTCCAAAAACGATTTGTCAACAAAAACAATTCATGGAAAAAGATATATTACCTTCCATCCCAATACCATATTATATGCGGTAGATGCTGATTCAGATGCCGCCAAGAATGTGCTGAATAGTAAGATCGGAATCGTGTGGCATACATCTTATGTTGGCGATAGGTTTGAAAATATGAACGCAGTTTATGATGTTGATGTGAGTGGATTTAAAACATCAAAAAATGTATGGAGCCAAGACGCCCTATTGAGAGGTGTTACTCATATCACGATGAGTGAAAAGGATACAAATGATGTGAATCAGAATTTATCCGAGATAGGTAGATTATTTAATTCTATTTCATCGTCCACTCTTAAATATCTTGAAGGTAATAAAAGCCTTGCTCAATCTATAGAAACATTTAATAACACCTATGTTCGCAAAGGTGAAACTGTGGATGACACGCGCCAGCATGTTGATAATCTTATTGATTGGCATAAGATGCGG